CTATCGTGGGATTTTTAAAACATTAAAAACCTACATAGGACTTGCACCTATCCTTAAATTGCTATATAAGAAAATCACAAACTATATAAACTTTCTTATATAGTAATTTTAAGGAGTACCAAAAATGGGTGCACAATATGAATGGCTTAGTGATCAGAAGAGCCACAATGATATTTCTGATCTATCTGTATTTGATAAAAAGTTTAGAGAAGATGATTTATTTTCTATGAATAAGTATACTGGAGACTATGAAAAGGTTGAAGGTCGAAGAGGAATATATCTTGATATTCCAGAAGAAAATAGATTTGAGTTTAAAGCACCAGTATCAAGTAAGTATAAACTTATTCAGCATAATGAAATATTTGATAAACTGAATAAGGCAATTCTTAAAAATGATGATCTATCAAAAGAGAATGTTCAGGTTAA